ACCAAATTACCGTTTATTTCCTGCCCTATAAACCTAGCTTCATCACCAAACTTTTGGAATAATATGCGTTCAATCCATGCTCGCATAAACTCCTGATTTTCAGTAGTAACTCTACGCAATTACAATACGCCCCCAGCTTCCATCACATAATCAGTTGATGCCCAATGGAGCTCAATGCCTCTACTTGCTACGTTCAAGTTAATTGAACCTGAAAAACCTAATCCTGAAACGCCTTGCCATATTTTAGTAGTAATTAAACCACCAGCCCAGTTTGCTTGATCCCACTTTGATGTATCCCATACACCGTCTGTAAGCGTACTTGGGTTAAATTGAACCGCACCTAGCTGAGATTGTGTATCAAAATCAACGCTTAAGCCACATACCACATTGGGTACACCGCCTGTAGACTGAAGTATTGGTCTTACCAAGGTAAAACGCTTTAATTGGCCTGGTCTTTCAAAGTAACTATAGGCTTGTTGTGCGGTAGCAGTAATGTTTGCACCGTTGTCAGAATAACTACTGTAGAAAATACCTACAATTCCATCACCGCCAAAGTGCATATCGGCATCGCCTGATACTTCCCAGCAATAACCCTGAATACCTGTAAATCTTCCCCATGACTTAGTAATGGTATGCATAACAAACTGTTCCATGCCCGTACTGGTAGGAATAGACAGAATCAGCATATTTTCACTAGCGTAATAGTTAATCTGCCAACCAAAAAGGTCGTAATAAAGAGTTGCTGCCTGACTTACTGCAAAATAAATCTTGTCTGTAAGGTTTACTCGTGGGTCTAAACGGCTAGATTGCAAGGCAGAAGCCAAAGGCACTAAACCGTCTTGAGTTAATAGCAATAAATCGCCTGAGTATTTAAAAAAACATCTACGGCTAAATGTTTGACCTAGTTGCCATACACCTTTTAACGCCCAAGTATCAATAGAATCAGGATCTGTGCCGTTATAGACCATCACTTCACCCATGCTAGTCACAAATACAGCGTAATCGTCTGCACCTTGACCAGCATCTAATGTCCATGTACCCATTGCTTGCAAATAACCTGAATTTCGGGCAATTCCACCAAAATATAATGGTGAAGCTGGGCCACCGATAGCATCAACATCAAGATACCAACAAGCTAAAGTGTCTTTTTGGGTGAAATACAAACGATTTTTAAACAAATTGACATTAACAAATGTATTTGAATTAACCCCTGTAATGCCAATGGTTGTGTATGTTCCTACTACCGTAGCATCTGCGGTAGGGGCAGTAGCCATCGTATAGGTAAAGGTACTAGCCCCCGTTACATCAATAACATAAGTGCCGTTGTAATTTGATTCTGTAGCACCGCTAATAGTTACTCGATTACCGTCTACCAACCCATGTGGTGCAGCAGTAGTCAGAGTAGCTGTCAGATTGCCTGTACCGCCCCGTGTAATGGTGCTTATTGTTTGGGCAGTTGTGGTTGTAGCTACAAAAAACCAGCGTGTGCCGTCATAAATCATTACTGGATCAACACCGTTACAAGCTACTAGGAAATGACCGCCAGCATTGGTTATATTGACTGATTGTAATTTATCGCTTTGAATACCCGTAAATACACGAACAGCTGGGTTAACAGCAGTTTCGTAAATAGTATTGCCAGCCGCAGCAAATAACTTATAACCGCCTATTTCTGTGTAATTCATCAAAGTATTAACAGGGGTTGTAATACCTTTTTCATAGCTACCGACAACTGAAGCACTACCTGAAGGAACGGATGCCATTGTGTAAGTGAATGTTGTACTGTTGACTACGGTGATTGTGAACACACCGTTGTAAGCGGAAGGCGTACATCCTGAAATAGCGACTTGATTACCAGTTGACAATCCATGTGCTGAAGCCGTAGTAAGCGTAGCAAGCGTATCCACACGGGTAATAGTGCTAATAGCCACTACCCCTGTAGTTGTTGTTAATAAGCTAGATTGTGTCCACCCTTTACGCATGGTCACATCAGTAGGGGTCGGATACCAGTTTACAAGCTGAATAGCATCCATTGGGTTCATGTTAGCTTGGGAATCCCTAGCGTTCCATCCACCAATAGGTGCTGGTACAGAAGTTGTATTGGCAGTAAACTTTTTAGCTACTGGCATGATTAACTTCCGTAGCCAGTGTCGGGTATGTTAGCCCATCCAATCAATACAGCACTTGGTTGTGGAGCGAATGACAATGTAGCTGAACCCTTGTCGTTAGCCTTGGCAATGCTCAAATAACGGCTGTAGTCTTGTTGCAATGCAGTAGTATCAAACGACTTTATTTGGAAGTATTTAAGCTTTGTAGCCAATACCATAATTGTATCGTCTAAAACTGTTGTATCTGTATCGGCTGTAAAGCTATTCTTTACTTGACCTGTAGCACTACGCACAAAACCTTTAGAACGGTACTCAAAGCCTAGATATTCTAATGTGTTGTATGGTGGCCAAATTTGAAACTCATCCCCAAGGATTCTCCAACGGACTCGTGGGCCTGTTGAGATATAGCCTGATTTAAGCCATTGCCATTGTTGAGCATCTACTGGCCCTAACATCTGCCAATGTTTTGTCTTATCCCAATGGGTATTATCTGTAATGGTTTCGTAATCAGGTGGTAATGGATACTTGGTTTTACTAAATGTTACTGTACCGCCAACGCTAGTTGCAGAAGCTAATTGGCTAGTTCTTACTGTTGATCCTGTAACAGATTCCACATAAGTATCTTGAGGAATAGCTGTTCCAACGATTGAATAAGTGTTGTCCAAACCTGTGGTATCAGCAACATTTAATAAGTCATAAGTGTTGTTGATAGTGTCACAGGTTGTGGTTATTGCTGTTGTATAGAAACGATACTCTAACTCCAAAGCTTGCCAGTTATGCTCTTTTAGCAAGTCATACCCTGCACGGTTCATTAACGCAAGAATCTGTTGCACATCTTGGCTAGTGTTACCAACAACATAGGTTGGCACGGCAAGGTTTAGTTCAGCAGTTACTTGTTGAACTAATTGGAGTAGATTTGATGACATATTAAGCTTCCTCTGTGGCTACCGCTTTAGTTTTACGGGGTTTCTTTTCACCAACAGCAGCAAGTATAGTGGCCATTTGTTCTTGCATTAAAGCCAGCTTCGCATCTGTTTCTTGTTTCATTTTAGCAGTTTCTAGCTCTTTTTTGGCAAGTTCTTCTTTTAAAGCGTTAATTTCTTGCTCACGCTTGTCAGTTTCTGCTGCCGTTGTTGCTAGATTTAAAAATGCCTTTGCCTTGTCACGGAACGCATAAGGGGACATTCCTGCAATCATTCCCATACGCTGTAACTGTTGATCTGAAGCGTGTGCAATAGATTCTACCGTTTGAAACTTAATTCCCCGTAGTTCTTCAGCTTGGCTTTTTGATACTAAAGGCCACTCTGATACAGGTGTTCCTACTACTTCCTCATCGTGAGCACCTTGTCTATTCATATAGTTAGCCCATTGAATAGGAAAGCGTTGTTTGTGGTTTTGTAGGGCGTAAGTGTCAATTTCGGTTAGTGTATCGCCAGCAACGCAAATATGAACAAAGTCAAAGTCTTTGTATATTGGTCTGCCAGCATCCATTGATTCTTGCTCTTGTTGTACGGATTTCTTATAAAAGCGTACTTGTAAGCGTGAATCTGCTCCTTGAGTGTCTGAAGGTAATGCCATTTTTAAATCTCCTAAGTAGTTAGGTAAAGTTAAAGGGAAAAAGGGGTCAGCCTTGTGAGCCAACCCCCTGTTTTTACTACATTTTACTATTAAACACTAGCTTTGCTAAACCAAGCATAGTCACCTGAAGCTACGGCAACAGCTGGACTTAGATAAGTGCCACCTGAATCTGTAACAACAAATGTTGAAGCATTGATAGAGCAAGTTGCTGTAGAAGCTGTAATAGCTGCACCAGCAACACCTAGTACATAACGCAAACCGTCTGAACCAAACACTTGTGAACCAAGTGGGCCGTTAACAGGAACGCCAGTACCAGCAGAGTTAGGATTTGTATAAACTACTTCATCCAAGTTAATACCTGCGGTAGGGGTAATATTATATGACATGATAATTTCCTTTAATTAGTCAGTTGATTAAGAGCCTGTCAAGATACCTTGGAGTGAGGCATTAGAACAAGTCAAGTTACCAGCCCAACCGTATAACTTCACGATTGCATCTTGGTTAATTGACTGACGCTCACCACCGATAGGTACAAAGTTACGCTCTTTGTGTGGGCGGAAGAAGATGTAATCAGTATTCAAAAGATACATATACAATGCGTTCTCTTGAGCACCAATACCACCACCTAATACCACATCAGCAGACATACCGCCACCGTAGAACTTCAATGATGCAAAGCCAGCAGCACCTTCTTCTACACCAGCGATACGCTGAATAGCTTGAAGTGATGCAACATAGCGTTGATACAAAGTGTTACCAGCAATAATCAAGTCAGTCTTATCTGATCCACGAACAGATTTGATAGCGGCTGTAGTCATCGCAGCTTGAATTAATGTAGCATCATTAGCACCAGTTGTTGATTGGTTTCTCCAAAATTCCCAGTTTGCACGGTTAATACCACCGTATGTACCAGTTGAAGGAGAAGTGCTAATAGCGGCTGCAAGACCTGTAATGTTCTTACCACCGTTACCAGTACCGTCACCGTATAAGTCACCTGAAATGCGGTTCAAAAGACGAGCTTCAGAAACTTGCATACGACCATCTAAAAGGTCAATGATTGCTTCTTTGCTTGAGTTTTGCAACATTTCTAGACCGCTCATAGTCACAGAATCAGCATATTGAGTAATGCTGAACTGAGCCGCAGAGATAGGACTATCAGGGGTGATATTAAGCACCTCATAGCCACTATAGCTGTTAGCGTTGTTTGTTGCATTCTGTTACTTCAGCTTTCGCTTACTGACTACTTTCGTAGCGGAGCAACTTCTTCGAATCGCTCTCTAGGACTTCTGCTAACTTAAGTTATATCCTAGTTCAGACTATCGCACCACCTTTTCAGGTGTTTTCTCACTTAGTCGTTCACGGTGCTTTTTATCGCTTCCGCCCTGTTTTCCCCTTCGGGAGTTCCAAGTCAATCAGAGAAAATTATTCAATTTGCGTTTTAATGCAAAAGGCCGCCAGCAATTAACGGATCGTTGTACATGATTTCTTCAAGGATGACATTACCACCTGAGAAAGGTCGTACATTACCCTTAGAGTTCAATCTTTGTAGGATTGCGTTGTTTTGTGTTAAGTTATCTGCCAATACTCCGCTACGACTTTGAATGGTGGTAGCGATGATATCGGTAATTGCTGAGTTAGCAAAAGCCATGATATTTCCTTTATTAAATTAAGTTAAACCCGACCACCCTCTGCATCGGCCAAATTAGCCATCAACAAGGATCGTCTATCCTTTGCATCTGATTTAGTCACTTGACCGCTAGGTGTAACGGATCGTGGGCTAACTGCAGTTGCTTTAGCTTTAGCTACTTGTTGTGCCTTAGATGCTTGGGTATTCGCTGATTTCAGGAGTTTATCCTGCTCTAGCTTGTACGCTTCATCGTTCATACGCACCGCTTTGGCATAAGCCGATTCTAGGTCTTGGGCTAAACCTCGCTCAAGTAATTGAGCCATATCTTCCCGTACCATTTCAAAGTGCGGAAACCGCTCTTTGTTGCTACTTACTCGGCTGATTTCTTGGGTCAACCGAGCATTTTCTTCTTGCTCCCTAATCGCTGACAGTTGTTGCACTTGCTGTTGTGTTGCTTGTAGCTGTTGCATTAACTGTTGTTGATACGGGTCTACATATTGTTGTTCAGGCATCTGAACTGCATTTTGATTTAATTGTATTCCATAATCTTGTGCAAGTCTATGGAACAATTGTACCTTTTGTTCGTAAGGTGCTTTGCTCAATACCATGTGAGCACGACCTAGATTATTAATCCAAGCTACAGGGTGAATACCTTGTTGCTGTAACTCAGGTGCAAATTGCCCTAGAGCTTGGGTTAATTCTCTAGCATT